ATTTTTATATATATTCTTCTCCTTCTTATCCTTCTTATTATTCTTAGTATGTGTACCATCACTTGTACCATCACTTGTACCATCACTTGTACCATCACTTGTACCATCACTTGTACCATCATCACCTACAAAGGTTCTAATTTCAGTACTTGTCGTTGTACCATTTGATGTACCATTTGATATACCATCGCGTGTCCATCCGTTGTCACTAACTGCGCCGTTTTTCAAACCATCACTTGTACCATCGGATGTACCACGAACTTGATAAATCTCGTAATTTTCAATGGCTATGACTGTACCATCCGTTGTACATTCAAGTCGTATCATTCCATCACTAGCAAGGGTGGTTAAAAACCTATCTACCTTTCGCCTATCCCAATGCCATTTAGTAGCAAGATACGACTTTGAAATGTATACTTTTCCGACTTGCTGAACTTGTATTTTCCCTTTAAATAATTGTTTCTGCTCTTTCCAACAAGCACTCATTAAAAGGTCTATCCAAGCTTGCCCTCTGCTGAATGGTTCCTTATTCCATATCCAGTGCCTTTGCAAGTTTCTGTCTAGTTTTATCCATCCCATTGTTCCTTTAACCTCTCTAGTTCTGCAGGTGTCAGAGTTTCGATTCCTTGCTCTTTGCACTCGTAAACGACGCTATCTATAAGCCTTGACATTTCATCAGTTTTATAGGTACTGCTTCCGTAGTAGCTTTTGATGTTGTGATAGCCTTTAAAGTTCTTACATTCTCCCAAGTCCTCACATATCCACCCCTCACCGTGCTTCTCCCATACCTTGACCCAATGTTCCACAACATCAGCCTTTATCGGCACTATCTCAAATACTCCAACCTCGGATATTAACTTTCGGTATATGTCAGTTTTCATCTGCCTTGTCTTGTCTGCTAGCTTTCCAACAAGTGTCCAAAAGTACGCGTTAGCGTCAAGGCTTCTGCGCTTTGATTTAGGCTTAATGATGATGTCATAGTCCTTGTTTTCATCAATCTTTATGCCGTCTAAAAGTTCTAGTATTTGTCTGTGCTGACCCTTAGGGAGATTGATTGATATTTGGTCGACTTGATATAAAAGTCTTAGCTGAATGTCTGATATTTTCATAAGTAATTTCTCCCAAACTCCTTTCTAAAATCTTTGTTTGGATAGTGCTTTTCAAAGGCTTTCTGCCCTAGTTCGTGAAAGTATTGCATTGTCGCCTTGTTGTGATGAACTCCGTTCGGTGGCTCGTTGTGGTCGTTGTGGCAAAGGAAAACCTTTAAGCCATACTGCTCACTTTTCTTTCGATACGGACCACCGAAGATATGATGTTCTTCAACATAAGGGCTTCCACAGATAAAGCACTCTCGCTCACTCTGTATTATTGATTTCATTACTGCTCCTTGCCGTTCTCAATATCCCTTAAGATGACTAAGGCTCTGCCGTGGTGTTCCTTTGTCATCGGTCCACTTGTCCATCCTGTCTTTTTTAGAATCTCCGTTGCGTCAAGGTTCATTGCCTTGCAGAGCTCTATATATGTCTTTTTTTCGGTCGATGTAGCTAGTTCCTCGGATAGGTCTATCGGCTCATCGTTTAACGGCTCTTTAGAAGCCGTTTTTTTGCCTTTAGGAACGGCTTTACCCATCTTATAGACAACTACATTGCTTTTAGTATTAACTATGCTTAAATCGGAAATTTTGCCGTTATCGTCATAGCTAATTTGGTTTACGATAAATTTATCGAAGCATTGGTATTTTCCATTCCTCTGTGCGATATTACAGTCGGTCTTATTTATGAAAATGAATGGTGCCGTGTATAGTTCTCTACCGATTCCCCAATTAAAGCAAGCTCGCTTAAAACTATCGCTCGCTTCCCCTTTTTCTTTCTCGGTCAAGCTTTCCGTTCCGACATCCTGCTTCCACACCCAATCTTTTCGATTTTCAAAGTAGATACCTACTGAGCAAAACAGATTCTCTTTAATTACCTCGTGGTGTCTTTGCCAATTTTCAGGACCTACTGTTTCGTCAAGGATATTCATATCGCACCTTGCGTCTTTATACAGTAGCAATATCAACCCTTTTTCTGTGACTGACTGCACCCTGCAATCAATCTCATCTGCTCTTAGCTTTCTAAACTTTAATCCCATTTGTCCAACCTCTCTCCTATTAGTTCTATAGGGTTTTCGTGCCCTCTATTCCTTAACCATTCCTCGATTTCTTCGAGGGTTTCGTCAATCTCGCTAGAACAAGCTTCGCACATATCCTCTCCCTCTCTCATGTACTCTCCACAACCACACTGGACTGCGTTGTCGAAGAGTTCTGCTCCACAGTAGGGGCAAGTTAAAACGATTTCCTCTTTTGTGTACTCGCCATATCTTGCGTAGTCTGTTGTTCGTCTAGGCTCAACGGCTTCGTTACAGCTTTCGCACCATTTATACATTTGCTATCTCCTCTATCGTTATTTGATTAGGGTCTCCTCTATCGTTATTTGATTAGGGTCTATTCCCTCCATTACCTTAGCTACTCTGAGCAACTTAAACGCTCTTGACCTTAGCTGATTTACTGTCGCCCTCACATCCTCTTTGCTTCCCATCCAATAGCCTTTGCCGTGTGTCAAGGAGCATATCGGATAGCCCTGTTCTCTTAGACTTCTTATAGCAAGCCTTATAGTTCTTTCATTTTCGCCTATCATTCCTACTAGATAGCTTTTAGACTTAGGCTTGCTTCCTAGAATTGACAGTAGGCGTTCCTCTATGATAAGATTCTTTTGTGTTTGGGCACTCTTCGGAGTGTCCTTTTTAATGCTCATTTTCCCCCCTTGTGGCAAAGCCCAAAACACTTTTCGCCTTTTGCCATATATCTGAAAAATTCCATCATCGTTGCGTGCTTGCTGTTTGCTGTAACATTTATCCTGTCAATCTCGTTGTTGTTCATATCGAAGATGACAAGGAATACTCGCTCTCCGATTTCTTCGTGTTTCACTCTGAGAACCTCTCTCGATTCATCAAGAGATATAAAAGTGTTGATATATCCCTCTAGTCGCTCCCTTGCCTTGCGGTCTTTATCTTTGAGATATTCGATATACATTTTGTCCATTACTTCCTTAGTATCCTTTCTGCGTATGCTTTTCCGTCTTCGGTGTTGCCACTGTTGTAAACGGATAGTGCGTCCTCGTAGTTTCCATATTTGTCGTAGAGGTCTGACAGAATGCTACATCCCAAAATCACGTTCTCTTGCGGGTCAAATAGGCTTACGATTCCTAGTTCTTCCATTCGCTTTTTATGGTGCTTTGGTTGTATCTGCATTAAGCCTATTGATTCGCCATTATCACCTACTGCGTTAGGATTGCCTCCTGACTCCTCTTTAATGATTTTCTTGACGATATTAGGGTCTACTCCACTTCTAGTCGCTATGTCGTCTATCATTTCGTTTGAGATTCCTCTAACATCAATCTGTATATTGCTTACGACTTTGTATTCTGTCTGCTGATACACTTGAGGTGTGTCTATTGCCGTTGCTATGCCGTTCAGAGCGATTACTGTACTTATAAATAGTGTCGGTGGTATAACTGATTTAATCTTCATCTTGCTTCCCCCTTGCAACAATTTATGTAGTATTCAGCTACATCGGAAATAAGATACCTTTTACATCCGTGTGGCAAGTGTCTTAGCTTTCGGCTTAAAGTCTGCACTGACGCTCCCCACCATTGAGATATCTCTGTTATCGTGGCTAGCCCATCGCCTTTAGCCACCTTTTGAATATCTCGTATTACATCTTGTTTAGTCATTGCTTTCTCCTTTCTCTGCTGGTGCTATTAGTCGTTTGTTTCCAGCAAATAATCTGCACTCACATCCCACATCCTTTTCATTTTTAGCAATGTTGATGCTGGGATTTCAGTTGTTCCTCTTATCCAGTTGAGATAAGTTTTAGTGGTAACATCTAACTTTTGAGCGATAACTTCTTTTGTGTATCCGTGTCTTACTCGCTCGGCTTCAATGTTCTTGTAAATGATGCTGTCCATATTAGCTCCCTTCTTCAAAGTTTACTCATTTTGAGTAATTTCATATTTAGATTAACTCATTTTGAGTAATATGTCAACAATTTTAATAAAATTTTTATTCATTTTGAGTAAAAAATTTCTTGACTTTGGAAGCATACCTATTTACAATGCACTAAAGGAGATGTGTATTAATATGAGTATTGGTCAAAGAATAAAGGAATTGAGAATAAGTGCTGGTCTTAATAAACAGCAAGTTGCGGATAAGTTGGAAATGCCTTATACGACATACAACAATTACGAGACAGACGCTAGGCAAGTAGGGTCTGACACTCTAAAGAAACTGTCAAAGTTATATAATGTAACTATCGACTATCTTTTAGAAAATGATTTTGTTCCAGATACAATCGCAGCACATCACGATGAAGAAGAATGGACAGCCGAAGAGCTCGATGAGATAGAGCGATTCAAGGCTTATGTAAAATCAAAAAGAAAATAGCATCTAATATATTGACTGTGGAGGTGTGACTATGAATAGATATGAAGAATTGATTGCTGAGTATGAGAATGAATTAAACATCGAAGAACACAGTATGATTAATAAGGGTCTCTACTGCGATAATGTTGTATGGATTAATAGAAAAATGTCAACTGCCGAAAAACTTTCGATTATTGCTGAGGAAATAGGTCATTACAAAACCTCTTCAGGCGATATATTAGAACAGGATAATATATCAAATATAAAGCAGGAATTACAAGCAAGGCGGTGGGCATACGAAAAGGTTCTACCGCTCGACTTAGTTATGCAAGCAATCACGAACGGACTAACAGAGGTATATGATTTAGCTGAGCATTTCGATGTTACTGAAACATTTATGAGTGAGTGCTTAAAACACTATAGATTATTAGACATATGATTGAGGTGTCTATATGTATATAAGCATTTTGATTGCGTTCTCAAGATGAAGTTTATATTAAATAAATAAGGAGGTTGAATTATGTTGGTGGGAGTTGGCGTAGACCAAAGCAATGTTAGGTACATGTTTTATGATACATATTTCAAGAAAGAGGATACAGGAGCAGAGTATCATTATGCAACATCGAATAATATTCGGCTCAATGGAACAAGCATATCCTTTACAGTAAGCGATGTAACGCAACAAGTTAATTTTAATGATTTGACTATAGCTGCTCATGTATATGAAATCATGAAAAGTGTTAAGGATAAACCTGAAGCATATTCCAATAAAGCACAAGATAACCTAGACTTAATGGATACAGACATGTTGCTTCGTGAAATGGTTAGAAAACAAAATAAATTGCAGAGAACCTTTGACGCCATACTCGTCATATTTGGGCTTTCTTTTGCATTTGCACTTATAGGAGTGATAATACAACAGCTTTTGGGCGTTTCCAATTTTTAACATTTGGTGCATATATTTACACTAAATTTATGTCAAAACTGAGCCTTTTGGGAAGATTTGTCAAGGACATAAACAAAATTTTTTTGATAAATTTATATCTTCTCCGTTTCTCTCTTGATTAGCTTTAGTATTTTATCCTTGTATGTTTCCCCTGTACCTTGCTTGAAATGTAGGTTTACGGTGTATTTTGTTTTTCCAATATCCATTATTAACTGTTTATGTTGTGGTTCTTTTATTACTCTTTTTTCTTCTTCCATGTGTCCTCCTTTCCG